TTATATAATAATCTCACTGCCGTTTCTAAACTTAAAGGTAAATTTGCCATCAATGCCAACCGTTACGCTTTCAACAGTATCCGCCCAAAGTTCCTCAGTCCATTCTGTAATGACTTGTTGATTTTCAATGTTTTTTATAAAAATACCTATAACCTTACTTCGAGTTAGCATTTCAGATTTTTTCTTATCAAGTGCCTCAAGTTGCTTGGTTGCTTCTGCGTGTCGATTTATGTAGACACCGTTTCGCTCCACCCATTCCGATTGGTCAATAACATTGCGTGAGTTTTCCTCAATTGCCTTCAGAACCAAACCCTCGGTCACTTCAATTTCACGCTCGAGTTCCAGCATCTCTTTTTCAATATCAGTTGTATCACATAACATTTTCTGAACCATTTTACAATCTGCAACCAACTCATCACGGCAGGACATCAGTTTGTTAAATGCAGTGACAAACCCAATTTTGATATAATCTTCCCTAACGTGGGAGGTCTTGCAATCCCTTTTACCTCTTTTATTGTAGCGGTCGTTGCACCTCCAAATATTTTGACGATACTTTGTGTTGCTCTGCCAAACCTTTGAGCCGAAAAATGCTCCACAATCTCCGCATATAACTTTTGAAGAAAATGGTGATTTGCTTGAAAATTTACTGCCCAGTTGTTTTCGCCTTTGAATTTCAGCTTGCACGGCATCCCATTCATCGGGTGGAATAATAGCCTCGTGGCTTTCTGCTATATAATAGCTTGGCAGTTCACCTTCGTTGGCTTTTTTGGATTTGGTAAGATAATTTGTAACAAAAGTCTTTTGAAGCCGTTTTGCACCTTTGTGGGTTTCATTTGTTAAAATATTTCTTACTGCTGAAAGTGACCAACCTTCCTTTCCCGTTGCAGTAGGTATACCTTCAGCAGTGAGGTGTTTTGCAATGGCGGTGTAACTTTTTCCTTGCATAAACAGTCGGAAGATAAGTCTAACAATCTCGGCTTCTTCCGGCACTACCTCGGGTAAACCGTCCTCACCTTTTTTGTAGCCAAGAAAACATGACCATGGCAAGCTTATATTTCCGTCAGCCATTGACTTTCGCTTACCCCATGTAACATTTTCTGAAATAGAGCGACTTTCCTCTTGAGCAAGGGAAGCCATAATTGTAATAAGCAGTTCACCTTTTCCGTCAAACGTCCAAATGGACTCCTTTTCAAAATAGACCTCAACCCCAGCTTCTCTTAGAGTGCGTATTGTTGTAAGACTGTCAACCGTATTGCGGGCGAACCTCGATACACTTTTTGTTATAATCAAATCCAGTTTACCCTCAAGCGCATCGGCTACCATTTGATTAAAACCGTCACGGCGTTTAGTATTAAGGGCCGATATGCCCTCGTCCGTATACACCCTTGTGAATATCCAATCAAGTCGAGAATGAATATAATCCGTATAGAAACTGACTTGTGCTTCATATGAATTGAGTTGCTCTTCGCTATCGGTGCTTACACGAGCGTAGGCAGCAACTCTGCGTTTTTTGCTTGGTTCAAGAATCCCCGCAGAAAGTGCAGGCTTTTTTGCAGGGATAACCGTTACTTCTGGTTTAGTCCTTGCCACCTTCACATACCTCCTTCTTTTTGCGTTTGCCGTTGCCCTTGCCTATAATGCTGTAGCAAATATTGCGCCCTACTCTTTTGTCAGAGCCAATAATACTATAAGGTACCGGCTTTCGCTTTTGCCAGTGCATTTTAACCGCTGAGCCGTCATTAAAGACAAAAGTAAGTTCTCGGTTGTCGTGAGCAATTATTTTTTCAATCTGCTCTGTAAAAATAGTACCGTCAAATTCATCAAGTCCAAGCACTTCGGCAGTAACTTTCATAAGCGTGGGTTCAGGTATACTTAAAGCAGAACAGTTTATACCAATTCGCTTATCTCGACCTCCGCAAATCCAAGCACGATGTTTTGATTCCCCCTTGCCGTTAGAGGTGTGGCAAAACTTCCTGCCACAATTGGCGCATTCAATTTTCTTTCTAAATACCGAACCTTCGCTTTCGTATAAGCTTCCAAAATTATTGCGACGTTTTAATTCAGCTTGTACTGCATTGAAAACCTCTACGCTGATAATTGGCTCGTGTGTGTTTTCAAGCTGGTACATAGGCAACTCACCCTTATTCCTTTTTTGCTTCTTTGAAATATGGTCTGCTATAAAACTACTCTGAAATATTAAGTTTCCACACATTTTTGGATTTGTTAAAATGCGCCGAACAGTGCTGGATAGCCATTTGCAGCCAGTAGGGCTTTTTATCCCTTGCTCATTCAGCTTGTTTGCTATTGTTGTTTGCCCTAAACCTTCAAGAAAATAATCAAATATCATTTTCACGACTTCGGCCTGCTGTGGCTCAATGATAAGTGTGTCATTATGGGCAGTATAACCATAAACTTTGCTTGGCTTTGCTTTACCACTTTTCATATCGTTTCTTTTTCGCCACTTGATATTTTCTGATACTGAGCGGCTTTCCTCTTGAGCAAATCCTGCGATAATCGCCAACATTAATTCACCGTCATTTGTTAATGTATCAATGTTTTGTTCTTCGAACCAAACCCCAATGCCGAGGTCTTTCAGTTCACGTACCGTTTCAAGCAGTGCGACAGTATTTCGTCCAAAGCGACTGATTGATTTGGTTATGACTTTATCAATCAGTCCGGCACGGCAATCTTCAATTAGCCGTATAAACTCAGGACGGTTTTCTTTTGTGCCTGTTTCATTAGCATCGGCATAAACCCCTGCATATTGCCATTCGGAATTGCTCTGAATGTAATTGCTGTAATAGCTAACTTGAGCAGCAAGCGAATGAAGCATTTGCTCTGTTCCAAGTGAAACTCTTGCATAAGCTGCAACTCTAATTTTCTTAGGAATTGCTGTAGCAACAGGTGTTATAGTAATTTTTCTTTCCATAGACAAACTCCTCCCTATGGTATGTTAGCTCTACTTTTAACAGATAGCAAGTCATTTTCACGGTATATACTCGACAAAGATACACCATACTTTTCGGCTATAATTGTATCAATTTTCAGCAGCTCCTCGTCAGATATTAACCCGTCACCGTGCCATTTTTTGAAAACCGACATAGATGTTTTGTAATTAAAGATTGCCTCTTCTTTATTCATCAGAAACACTCCTTGAAGCACCGTAACAAGCACGGGTGCAGTATTTTCTTTTTGAATTGCCGTAAGCAGTACATTCTTTACCACAAGCTTGACAGGTGAATTTGTAAACTGCTTTTTTATTGAGCCTATCATTATGCTTAACCCACCAAGCCATACGGCACTTGTCGGAGCAAAACCGTTTTTTGCGTTTGTGAGGCAGATGAGTAAGAGGCTGTCTACACTCAGGGCAAGTGTAAATGTTTTCTTCTATTGTTCCGATATTGTTTCTACGGCAATAAGATTTGACGGTATTTTCAGAAACACCTATCTCTAAAGCAATTGTGGCATAAGTTTCACCTTTGCTACGCAAATCTTGTATTTTGTTCTTTTGAGTTATATTCATAAAGCACCTCCTACCTTTACAGCAGGGAAAACAAAAAACTTAACGATTACAGCAAAAAAATAATGCCTGTAGGAGAAAATCTCCTACAGGCACCTGCTATATATTCTTATCTTGCATATATTTCAGAGATTTTCTTGCAAGCCAATACAGCCTGCCATCAGGGTTTTGCTCCATTTCTTGCTTGAACCCTGCAGTATCTGTAACAATGCCTCTATGTCCTAACTCCCAGGCTATATCGTTCGGAGTTGTTATTTCATCACTTTTCCTTATTTGAGCCTTGAAATCCTCCCATAGATTTTTTGTAAGCATAATGGATGGGCACCATTTACCGCTGGCATCGTTATGGGTTTTCACACAGTCAGCGGAAAGTCCTGTAACCTTAAGCAAATGGCGTACCAGCTCAATTGCATTTTGGCGGGCAACAGTATAATTGCCATCACTGTTGACACAAATTTCAATCCCTATTGAATTGCTGTTTGTAATATCAGAGTGCCCTTTGTTATCTCCAACATGCCATGCCCTTGCATCAAGCGGCAATAATTGAACGATTTTTCTATCATCAACCACGAAATGGGCACTGGCTTTTGCATTGTCATTGGTGTTCCAATATGTATAATGTGCATCAGAGTTTGCACCAACTTTTTTGTTATCAGTTTCGTGCAATACTATGTATTCAGCCTTTATTGTTACACCCTTCGAATAATTCTTTGATATAATCTTTTTCTCAATGTTCATCATTTTTATCCTCCTGTTTTTCTTTTAACTGTTGTAATGCCTCCCGTATAACCCTTGGCAATGGCAATTCCATCAACGCCCAGTTTTCCAACACGCTTGTTGCTTCAATTACGATATAAAAGCCGATAGTGGCCCCTCGAAGTACGAGATTTGTATTCATTAGCCTATCGAGCAGACACGCAACAGCCACAATTATGTAGATACCGATTTTACGCACAATGCCTTTGTATCCAATGTCAGATGACAACTTTTTGTTATACGCTGCCGACAACACTCCTGTTATGAAGTCCAGAATGGTAAGGGTAATAAGAATTTGTAATAGCAAATCCCAACCGCCCAAAAAATATACAGCCATCGAGCCGATAGCTGCACCTGTGTACCTTATTGTATTTATTATTTCTTTCATTTAGCTCAATCCCCCTTAATTACCTGCAAGACACTGTCCGCAGGTGTTGTATTCGTGTAGTACTGCATGAGAAGTATATAATAAACGCTCCCTTGCGAGAGCGTGAATGTTTGGCTGTCAAAATAGTTTTCATTTAGTGGGTTGAATGTACTATCATAAAGCCATCCGTCATGGTCACCTGTGGTTTGCTTAATTTTAAAGGTATAGTCACCATTGCTTGGAGCAGTGAACTCAAATACTGCAAAATCCTCTTTGTTTAAGGTCTGAAGTCTGCCTGACGGAACAAATGGTATTTCGGTTAATGTGCCATCAATATTAACAAAAACATTTTTTGCCTTTGTTAATGTGCCACCTATATTTACCGACAGCTCACTTACTTTCGTGGCATCCACACCATATTGATTTACCAGCACATTTTTAAAATACCCGTTGGGGGTTAAATCAAGGGTATTGAGGTTAGTTACAAACTTCATATCTGTCAAAGTCATAGTTGTAAACCACTGGGTATATCCGCTTGGCAGAGAGCTTGGAACAGCAACAACTTTTGTTATTGTTTTCTCTGAAATTGATATATCCACATACACCCACTCTGCCTCAGGAACATATACCGTCCCAATATTCTGCCAACCATAGCTTTGCCTATAGACATATATGTACCAATCACGATTTGTTACATACCTCGTATATTCAGGAACTTTTTCAATTTTTAGTCCGACCCTAAACCCTTTGCACCTTGGAATTGCATTATTAAACACATACGGCCATACATCACAGCTGTTAACACGCTCTTGATTCGTTGATGTTTGATATCCGTAATTACTCTGCGAGCTATAATTAAAGTATGGATACTTCATTATAAAGTCAATATTTCTGCTCATAAAAATTCACCGCCCTATATTTTGATAATAACATCACCGTTTTGTGTTGCGGGAGGAACATCTCCTGAAGTCCAAAACACGATGTTCCTGACCTGCTTTGTTGTATATGAGGTATTGCTTTGTGCAGTAAGCTTTGCAGACAGTGTGCTATCGGCATTGGAGCGAACAAAGTTACTATCAACATAACTTTTGTTTGCAATATCTGCTGCAACAGCAGGATTTACAACCTGTGCTCTTCCGCTTGCATCACGGGACATAAGTTTGCTTGCTGTACCAGCACTTGTAGCACCGTCCAATTTCTGCTTATCTTCCTTGCTCATAAATCCGTTAGCCGATGAGGTTGCATTTGCATGGCTGCCACCCGTTATATGTGCATTGCAATTTTCAAGGGTGGTAGCAGGTGTTTCCCACCAATTAGCTTTGCCTGTAATAGCTTTAATTCTATTGGCAAGCCAACTGATAGCCGTTGATAATTTGGATTTAGTGTTCTCCTGCGGTGGTGTAGTGGTTTGATTGGCCGTGACCATAAGTGCTTCGTCCAATGTGTCCATATTTTCATTTATAACCGATACATCGGCACTTTCAGAATAATACGGTTTCTTAAAAGAATAATTCGGTGTTGAATTTGGCAACTAAATCACCGCCCCATATAGCTTTTCTTCTACTTCACTTCTTATAGTAATAGGTACATCTGCAAGTGTTTTCAAACCTTTTTTGATTAGCATTACATAAACTGCCGCCATTATACCGCACCCCCACTCATCATTTCGTACAACTCTGCAACTGCAAGAGCAAGTATTTCTGTTTCAGACAATTGTTCCTGTCCTTGAACAAAGGCGTTAGCCTCTTGGAGTGTATTAAACTTTTTACCCTCGCATTTTTCCAACAACTCTGCTGATGGTAGGTCGTACTCTGTGATCGTTGGCGTTATATTCTTTTTTTCGAGAGTGTTCACAAAATTGTTTTTTTGTTCCGCATTCAAGAATGTTCGGTATTTTGGTCCGAACTTCTGGTCAACCCATTCCGCTTTATGCGTTAAAAATTTAATTTCGCCGCTTACTAAACCAATTTTAATCATTATAATACCCCCCTAATTTAAGATAGAACCACTACACCTTTATTAAATACCTCAAGGAGTGCCAGTGTATCTGGCCACGCCGCACCTTCAATATATAT